GTGAATAGTGAAGATGCAAACTTCACATACAAAGTCAAAATTAAAAGTTAGATATAATAAATGTTTTCAGAAGTATTTGAAGAACGATTACGACATTGGCGATCTCTAAGAGAAAAATTACAATACAGTGATACTCCTTTCGAAGAGGTCCTCCGTGCATATTCCCTAGCACCAAGAATACACGACAAGAGTGTAGATATGTGGGATCAGAAGACTTGGCCAGGTCCTTGGCAATTAATTTACAAAAATGGTTATACAGATACTTGCATTATTTGCGGAATATGTTATACTTTACAATTAACTGAAAGGTTTTCTAAGAGTCAGTTCGAGATACATATTAGTACGGATAACAAAACTAAAGAAACCTTTATGCTTTTGGCAGTGGATGAAGAAGTCATCAATCCAATGTTAGGTAAAGTTTTTAATAGAACGGATGTTCCGGCATCATGGATATCACAAAAGGTGTATCCTATGTCAGACACCCACTAAATATTAAACAAGAAATTAAAGAAGGAAGTCAAGAATCATGTCGAACGGAACAGGAATTAATATTGTTAAACGTGATGGAACAAGCGAACCATTAGACGTTAATAAAATCCACAAAGTAGTAGAATTTGCTTGTGAAGGATTAGCAGGAGTTAGTGCATCACAAGTTGAAATGTCATCACACATTCAATTTTATGATGGTATGACCTCAAAAGAAATTCAAGATATTATGGTCAAGTCAGCAAATGATTTGATTACACTAGATAACCCCAACTATCAATTTGTTGCGGCACGATTGTTATTGTATGCAACATATAAAGATGTATATGGTGAGTTCAAAGGTAAAACCCTTAATGACATGATTAAGATTAATATTGAACGAGGCGTATATGATTCTGAAATCCTTAAAAACTACAGCGAAGAAGAACTCGATGTATTAGACAATTATATTAAACGTAACCGTGATGAAAACTTTACCTATGCAGGATTGAGACAAATTGTAGACAAGTACCTATGTCAAGATAGATCAACAGGTCAACTGTTTGAAACTCCTCAGCATATGTACATGATGATTGCGGCAACACTATTTGCAAACTATCCTAGTGAAGTTAGAATGCAATATGTAAGGAGATACTACGATGCGACCTCACTTTTTAAAATCAACATCCCCACACCCGTTATGGCTGGCGTACGAACTCCTATTCGTCAGTTTGCTAGTTGTGTTCTTGTTGACAGTGACGATACTCTCAATTCCATTTTTAGTTCTGATATGGCTATCGGACGTTATACTGCCCAGAGAGCAGGAATCGGAATTAACGCAGGAAGAATACGAGCGATCAACTCAAAAATTAGAGGCGGAGAAGTAGCACATACAGGAGTGGTTCCTTTTCTAAAGAAATTCGAAAGCACAGTACGTTGTTGTACACAGAACGGTGTACGTGGTGGTAGTGCTACTGTCCATTTTCCATTATGGCATTATGAGATTGAAGATATCTTAGTACTAAAGAACAATAAAGGTACTGAAGATAATCGTGTACGCAAACTAGATTATTCAATTCAACTTAATAAACTAATGTATGAAAGACTTTTGTCTAACGGAGATATCACTCTTTTCTCGCCACATGATGTAGAAGATCTATATGAAGCATTTTACAGTGACCAAGAAGAATTTGAAAAGTTGTATAAGAAATATGAAAAGAGTACAACACTTAGAAAGAAAACTGTTAAAGCAATGGACTTGTTTGGTGACTTATTAAAAGAACGTGCTGAAACAGGACGTATCTATATTATGAACGTTGATCATGCTAACACACATAGTTCATTTAAAGACACAGTTTACATGAGCAATTTGTGTCAAGAAATTACATTACCAACTAAGCCACTACAACATATTGATGACGAAGAAAGTGAAATTGCACTTTGTATTTTGTCAGCAATTAATGTAGGACTACTAAAAGACTTAGACGATTTAGAAGAACTATGCGATTTAGCAGTAAGAGCATTAGATGAAATTATTGATTATCAGAAGTATCCTGTAAAGGCGGCTGAGATATCAACTAAAGCAAGACGCTCACTAGGAGTTGGTTACATTGGCCTTGCACACTATCTTGCCCGTAACGGATTTAAGTATGGCGACAAACAAGCATGGAAACTTGTACATGAACTATCAGAAGCGTTTCAATATTATTTGTTAGTAGCATCAAATGAACTTGCACAAGAAAAAGGTAAGTGCGAGTATTTTGAACGTACTAAATACGCAGACGGACTTTTACCAATTGATACATACAAGAAAGACGTTGACGAGTTAGGAAAGTTTAAATTACATTATGATTGGGAATCTCTACGAAATGATATTAAGGAACACGGGTTACGCCACTCAACGTTGTCCGCACAGATGCCTTCGGAGAGCAGTTCCATTGTGTCAAATGCAACAAACGGAATTGAACCACCTAGAGCATACTTGTCCATTAAAAAGTCCAAGAAAGGGCCTCTTAAGCAGATTGTTCCGCAGTATACTACACTGAAGAACCATTATACACTGCTTTGGGATATGCCTAGCAACGAAGGTTACATCAACGTTGTTGCGGTAATGCAAAAGTTTTTTGATCAAGCCATTAGTGGTAACTGGTCATACAATCCAACGCAGTTTGAAAATAACGAAGTACCAATGAGTGTTATGTTTAAGGATTTATTAAACACATACAAATATGGTTGGAAGACAAGTTACTATCAGAATACATATGATTTTAAAGGAATGGAAGACGATGAGCCTAAAGAAGAATCATCAAATCCAATTGAAGTAGAACAACCAACAACTAGCACAGATGAAGAACTTTGTGATAGTTGTGCAATTTAACACTTGACAAAGTGAAACAACGAGTGTATTGTTATAAGAATAGTACATAATAGGGACCGATTGATAATGGCAAAGACAGTTTTTAATAAAAACAAAGTAGACTTCACAAAGCAGAATATGTTTTTTGGTGAAGATCAAAACACACAACGATACGATACATTCAAGTTTCCAGAGTTTGATAAACTTAACCAAACCATGTTAGGTTATTTTTGGCGACCGGAAGAAGTTAGTCTTCAAAAAGATCGAGGAGACTATGCAGACTTCCGTCCAGAGCAGAAGCATATCTTTACAAGTAACTTAAAGTATCAAACACTACTAGATAGTGTACAAGGTCGAGGCCCATGTTTGGCATTTTTGCCTTACTGTTCATTACCTGAACTTGAAAGTTGTATTGTTGCTTGGGACTTCTTTGAAACTATCCACAGTCGTTCATATACGCATATTGTTAAAAACGTTTATGCAAACCCTAGTGATGTTTTTGATACTATCCTAGATGACGAAAAAATTATTGAACGTGCAGAAAGTGTTACTAAACACTATGACGAATTTAATAGAGTTGCTGACGACTATTTCCATAATGGTAAAGGCACTATCTATGATGTTAAGAAGTCGTTGTACAAAGCAATGATGACTGTAAACATTTTAGAAGGTTTACGTTTCTATGTATCCTTTGCTTGTACGTTTGCGTTTGGTGAACTTAAACTTATGGAAGGTTCAGCAAAGATTATTTCATTAATTGCACGTGACGAAGCAACACACTTAAACTTGAGTACACACATTCTCAAGCACTGGGCAAAAGGAAACGATGATCCAGACTTTGTTAAGATTGCAAAAGAGTGTGAAGAAGAAGTTTATCAAATGTGGCGTGACTGTGTTGATGAAGAAAAGCGTTGGGCAGATTACTTGTTTAAAGATGGTTCAATCATTGGATTGAATGAAAACTTATTACACGCTTATGTAGAATTCATTGCTAACAAGAGATTGAAAGCACTTGGATTAAAGACATTGTATGATCGTCCACTTAATACTAACCCACTACCTTGGACACAGCATTGGTTAAGTTCAGCAGGCTTGCAGGTTGCACCGCAAGAGACTGAAGTTGAGTCTTACATTATCGGCGGTGTCAAACAAGACGTAGAAAAAGACACATTCAAAGGATTTAAATTATGAGCAGAACAGTAGTATATTCAAAACCAATGTGTTCATTTTGCGATAAAGCAAAGCACTTGTTAAAAACATTAAACATTGAATTTGAATCAATTCAAGTTGGTTCAGATATTTCAGTACAACAACTTACAGAAGAATTTAAAGCAAATGGTTTACCACAACCAAGATCAGTCCCACAAATTATCCTGAACGGTAAGTATATAGGAGGCTACAACGAGTTAGCCAAATATGTAGAAGAAACAGGATTTAACGGAACAGGACACGGTCAATAATATATGTTAAAAATTACATCACCAATTAAAGAAGGCGATACAGTATCAGTAAAATTAGTAACTGGTGAAGAATGTATTGCTAGGATTCAAAAAATACACGATGATAGTTATGTGTTACACAAACCATTAAGTTTATTACAAAGTCCACAAGGAATGGTTTTAGGAGCATTTATGATGACTGGCGATCCTGATGCAGATATTACTATGCCAAAGACTAGTATATTGTGTTTTACACAAACACAAAAGGATATGGCATCAAAATATACAGAAGCAACAACAGGGATTAAAATTTAATGTCAGACAGCAAATTAATTCTAATTGATATTGATGGAGTTGTTCTTGATTGGAAGAACGGTTTCACACAGTTTCTTGCACTTGAAAGAGTGATAGAAAAGGATACCACAAAGTATAAAGTTCATGAGTGGTTCCAGGGTTTAGACGGACAACCGATTACGGAGGAAAAGGGTAAATTCTTAATTGAATACTTTAATCGTTCGGCTTGGATTGCCTTCCTAGATCCTCTAAGAGATAGTGTAGAAGTAGTAAAGGCTTTAAAAGGACAAGGCTATACCTTTGAAGCAATTACGTCTTTGCATATAGACAAGCCTGCACAAGCGTTACGTAAAATGAACCTTGATGAAACGTTTGGAGAAGGCACTATTTCTAAAATCACCTTCCTACCTACTGGTGCTGATAAAACCGAAGCACTAAAAGAGTATGAAGGTTCAGGGGCCTGGTGGATTGAAGATAAAGTAGAAAATGCGATCGTAGGTAAAAACCTAGGATTGAAATCTATTATTGTCGAGCATGAGTATAACAAAGATGTTTATACTAATGAAATTCCAACTGCTAAGTTTTGGAGCACAATTTATAAATTGATCACAGGAGAACGATATGTCAACAAATCATGACGCAATCAAACAAGCATTTGAGGACTACTTAAAGGAATCAGAAGCATTTGAAACTAAAGGTGTAAAAGCCGCGGCCGCTCGTGCTAGAAAAGCATTAGGCGAAATGGGTAAACTTACAAAAGAAAGACGTAAGGAAATCCAAGAGAAGAAAAACTCTCTATAATACAATATAGAATGTGGGATAGCATATTTAATTATGCTATCCCCATATTCATTGCTGAAAAGTTATAAATAACTTCGAAGAGGGTATTAATAAGAATATGAGTAACGGAAAATTAAAATGGTATAATCCTGTTAAAGGCTTTGGGTTTATTACACCTGATCCTGAAGGGTCTCAGCCTGATATATTTGTACATATCAGCGAGTTTAAAAACGCAGGTATTCCAGAAAATGAAATCACTGAAGGCATGGCATTAACCTACGAAGAAAATGATTTCAGAGGTAAAAAAGTAGCAGGCAGTCTTAAAAGATCATAATGAAGTGCAACCAGGGCGACCTTGCCCAAATTAAATTTTCACTAAGACCAGAAAACATCGGACGTATTGTAAAGGTAAAAGAGTACATCGGACGATTTGAACAGAACGAGCAATTCCAGTTTAGGGGAATGCCCTGCACTTGTGTAATTACAGATCACTACTGGTGGATAGAAGCAGACGATTTGTCTATTCTATTTGGACCAAGTCCACAAGCCTACATTGCAGACAGTTGGTTAGAACCAATTAGGCAATCAAAATCCAAAGAAAAAACAAAAAAAGAGGTTGACATCACCGTATAAAGGTGTTATAAATATACTTGTAACGTTGAAGCACGTTGACGACGGAGTAGACGGCGGGGCAGTACCGCCCACCTCCACCATAACTACATGGAGAGATTAACACAGACAATTTTCATGTAGTTATGATGGGGGTGAAACAGGATCGATACACGGCATAGGCGCAGTGGAGTTACCGGTAGGCGATGACCGTAAATCAAGCAAATCTATAGACGCAAACGAAAACTTTGCTCTTGCGGCCTAATTAGTTAGGCTACGGGGTTGGCAACTTACCTGGCAACAGAAAAGTTGCACCTTAACGTTTAGTGCTCATCGAGCAAGGAAATATCAAATGCAGTACAAAGAAGTTTATTTTCATACTATCGCCATCGCTATTGGTGTAGGCTTTTTACTAGGGTTATCTGGTGTAGCAAATGCTGAAGTGGTCCAAGATCATTACAAAAAAGTTATTAAGAAAGACCCTTATCGTGTAGAAGTATGTCGAGATGTACACATACCTGGTGACCGTTCGGGTGATATGCTAACTGGTGCAATCATTGGCGGAGTTATTGGTAACAATGTAACTAAGAATGTAGAAAACGGTGGAGCAGTTGGAGCATTACTAGGTGGCTTTCTTGGACATAACAACAGTAAAGCAACTGGCGGAACTAGAACACAGTGTAATATTGAAACTAGATATAACGAAGAATATCAAGAGGTTTATTCGCATTCAACAGTTACGTTTACACACAATGGAAGACAATACAGTTTAAGATTTAACAAGTAATTTATGTAGGTGCGGTGAAGTTGGAGTGTCACACTAGTCTCCAAAACTAGAGCAGAGATGCTAGGGGGTTCGAATCCCTCCACCTATGCCAAATTGCGGGTATCGTATAATGGTAATACCTCAGATTTCCAATCTGATGCTAGGAGTTCGATTCTCCTTACCCGCTCCAAATTTTATATTAAATACTACATTGCCGACGTGGCCGAATGGTAAGGCAACTGATTTGTAATCAGTAGATTGGGAGTTCGATTCTCTCCGTCGGCACCACTTTTATCATACCTGCACTCATTGGGTGCATAACTATTAAAGAAGACATTACCGTTACAGGTGTGTCTTTTTTATTCGAATAAGAAAAAGGAAATATAAAAATAATGAAAATAAATCATAATAAAATTGCTTTAGGCATTTTGGGGTTAGTAATGATTGCGTTTGCGGCAGTCTTATTTACGGCTCCGGCTAAGGCAGAAACACTAGAAGACAGAGTTGCGAAGTTAGAGAAGAACGTTCCTAACTTGCCTACTGGCTTCTTTGTAAACGGTGAAGTGGAAGGATACTACGATGACAAGACTTATGACTCGGGTTGGGATTCACGCGGTGAATTACAGTTAGGTATTGAAACAGACTTACCAGAGAATTCACTAAACATTAATTGGGCAGGTGCGTCAATGGTTTACGACACACACTACTCACTTGATACGTCACTAAACAACACCGTGCAGGAAAAGCAAATTGGTGTTGGTAATGACACGGCAAGAATCTACTTTGGTGAAACAGATGCACAGAGAATGGGTTTCGCAAAGACTCCTAAGATTTCAGCACCACTTATCTTTACTGAAACAAACTACAGAATTGATCACAGAGAAAAGACTGTAATCACATTTGGTGGTTGGGAATACGACAACGAGTTTGACTTTGATTCATATAGAATTAAAAGAGACAAGCCGTGGGGTGTTGCACTAGGTTGGGACAATGATGGTAACGTGGGTTACTACACTGGTACTATTAACCTAATGGGACTTGCAGATGTATCCTATATGCGTATCGACGGCGTTGAAGATGCAGGTACAAAGGATCAAGAAGGTTATGCAGTAGGTGGAAGCCTACACAGATTTGGTGTTCCAATGTTATGGGGTGTTGAACTGTGGGACGATGGTAAC